CAGGTCATCCCGGTTGAGAAAATCAGCAATTGATGTTTTTAATTCTGCGTAAGTTCCTACTGCCATTACTTACCCTCTAAATATTTTTCTATTTGTCGCATGAGTACGTTTTGCGGTGGGTTGTTTGTCGGCACGGGCCGCATGAAGTCATCCAGGGCAAACATTCCGCGCTCCACAGCTCTGCCAGCCCGACCGACTGTCCTTGGCACGCGCTTCACTGCGTTAAATATTGGTTTTGCGAACGGAGCCATCGTCAGCGCCGCGTCGCCCAACCCCAGCGCAACAAGCCCGGAGTTTTTAGCCATGTCCATGCGGTCACCCTCGCGGTAGCCGTCAGGTATGTTCTTGGCTGCCTGGTACGCATCCTCCAAGCCCATCGCAGTGCCGACGCCCGGCGTGAAGTTTGCCGTGTTAACGGCGTGACGCGCCATGTTGGGGTTGCCGGTCTTGTCGAACACAAAGTCAAAAATAGAGCCGCTCATGCGGTTGTCGGTGTTCCGGGCGTCCATTGCCTTTTGTAGCTCTTCCGCACTGTAGACGTACTGACCTTCGTTGTGGACGGCTCTGCCGGTGTAAGGGTCCACGGTCATGCCGCCGTACTTAGTTTTAAACGCCTCGCCGTCGTTGCCTACAGTAATATCAAAACTCTTGCGTATGCTGCGCTCGCTCTGGGCGTCCTTCAATCCTGATACTTTGCTTCGTATACGTTCTTCTGGGCTCATTGGTTGACCTCCAGGTATTGCATCAGTTCATTTTGCATTGGGTTTGCTTGCGCCTGGTTGTTACCGGCTAAGCCTATGACACCCAGCGGAGCCGCGAGTGGGGCCGCCAGCAAGCCCTTGTTCATAACAAAATCAAACAAGACTTGCTCGCGTGTCTGGCCGCGCTTCGCGGCTTGTATGTCTGCCCGGTCACGGATCGCACCCATAAACGTGGTTTGGCTGGTAGGGTCGACGCCAGTCTTGCGAGCCGCGCCCATCCACAACGCCGCCTGGACTTGCGGACCCGTCAAGCCGAGCTCGTTGCCCAACTCGAACATAAAGTCTTCCATCGCGCCGTATTCGTTATTGTTTGGCATCGCGCTCCACACGCCAGGGTTGTCAGAAATTGCTTCAATAGGCACGACGCCATCCTTGACGGCGGCTTTTGGATTGAACGAGGGCTTGCCCATTTTGTTTGTAGCAAAATATTTTTTTGCCTTTGGGTAAGTCTCCATAATCTTATCTGCAAACTCTTGCCCAACCTCGGTCCCGGCGACGTTTAGCCAGTCGGGGTCCATCGACGCCATGCCGAAATACCTCGTGAAATGCAGATCGGCGGCTATATTCTTTTCTGAGCCCTTCAGTGATTGACCGAACCCTTTTGGTTTGGGGTTTTCTACCATAGATGATTTAGTCCCCGAGACGCCTGGCTCAGGCAGAGCGTCAAACTTTCCTTGTGTCTGCTTCGATACTATTAATTCTTGCAACCCGGCGGTCTTGTGGCCGTAACCTGGCTGTCTGCCTTTGGCTAACGCTCGGCCGCCCTCTATGTTTTCTACGTTTTGTAATTGTTCCAAATACTCTGGATCGTTGTACATGCGTTGACGCACGGCGGAAGCGTTGCCAATGTTAGGCGGCACCTTAGATCCGGGAGACGTCGCGCCAACTAAATCAATATATTCAGCCCACTGCCTATGACCTTCCTCCGGGCCGTGGCCCATAATAAACCAGTCGCGCAACTCCTCGGTGTTGTACCAATCCTCGCCAACCTCCAGCCCGGCCTCAATACTCTCAAGCATGTCCTGGCGCATGGGGTTGTTAGGGTCGCGCAGCGCAGTCAGTGATTTCTGCAACCGCTCAGGCAGTTTAGCTGGGTTGTAACGCATAAACGTAAAGTCTGTGCGATTAGGCGCGACGCCGCGATACCGGGGGTCAGACCCGGGCGGCTTCTTTAGCATGTCCAGCAACCCGACGGCGCTGTCTAGCGTATCACCTAACTTGCCCATCTATTTCTTCACACTCCGTTTGCCTGAGCATCCCCAGGATTTTCTACGCACCTTCACCTTTGGCGTCCGTTTCTGGCTTACAGTCCTGGCGCAGTAGGCGTTGCCTCGCTTTGTCCCGGGCGACGACACGCGGCGGTGCGTCTTTCCCTTGCTGTCCTTGTACGTCGTACCGTCGGCATATTTTTTGCTGGCTGGCGTTTTCTTACGCTTGGCTGGCATATTACTTTTTCTTCTTCGCCGTCTTCGCGCTTTGCTTAAAAGCTTTGGCCGTGGGCGCACCCTTGCTGCCTACCTTGCGCATTTTCTCTGGGGTTTTGCCGGCAGCCTTTTGGCGTTTTATTCTTTTACGTTTGGCGTGGATATTTGCGTAGAGGCCGGGTTTCTTTGCCATTACTTTTTCTTACCGCCTTTTTTCTTAGGTGGTCTGCCTTTTTTCGTTCCATACGTGCCCATACCTTTTGGCATAACAAATCTCCTTTATCTCATTCGTTGCAGTAAATCTAAAATCCCGGAGCGGCTCTGGCCTTGCCCGGGCATACGCCGTCGCATCATGTCCATGTCACGTTGCGAAACACTGCCCATGCCTGGCCCTGGGCTCATGTCCATCATGCGCCGCCTAATTTCCATAAGCTGCTCCATTGTCATGCCAGGCGGTAGCTGGGACGGCATTTCCGCTGGTGACGGCAACCCGTCTTGCCTTGGCATTTGTTGCGGCATGGTTGCCGGTGGAGGCAACCCGTCGGCGCTTTGCATTGGTTGCGGCATGGTTGCCGGGGTAAGCAGTGATCCTAAGACGCCCTCGACGTCAGTGCCGTTAGCCTCCAGCGCGTTTATAATTTGCATAAGTCTATTTATGTCGGCCATACAGCCCTCCGCTAAATTGTTGCCTTCACTTTAGCACAGAGGTTTGTCAGCCCCAAAAAATCACGCAATTCCTTGCAAGTTTCGACGCAGCTCACCGCGAAAGCTTTTGAACGACCCGGACTGCGCGGTAATTGCGTCTGAGGCCATGCTGAGGCACAACGCGTCCGCCAGGTCAGGCGAGCCCAGGCCACGCTTGCGCATCTCGTCCTTGCTCTCTGCTTTCATCTTGCCGGAACTGGTAAAGCTGTACCTGATCGACGTGAGCTCGGATATGAGCTGGTCATCCTTCGGAAGCTTGCACGAGCGATCCTCCAGCCAGGCTTTCGCCTTAAACCAAAGCTCGGAGCGTAAGTTCATGTACGTGTCGCCCATGCTGGGGCTCTCGGAGACGTTGATGCCTCTAACCGGCAAGTCTAGCTCACGCAATCGATCAACAACGCCGGAGCCAATGCCAATGCTGTCGACCAGGATCTCTGTGGGCTGCCTGGACGGGCTCAGAGCTTCGTATTCGGCCACGACCCTCCCGGTGGTCTGCATCAAGTCTAAACCCCTCCAGGAGCGCAGCTCAGTGACTACCGGGCCTTGCCTCTTGCACAACGCCGTCGCATCAGAGCCGAACCTGGCGACATCCAGCGACCAAATGACGTCGGTGTCCTCCGCGACCTCTATGTCCCGGTTCTGGGCTGCCTCTACCAAGTGATACGGAATAATCGTGTCGTCGTCAGTCAACGGGAAGTCGCCCAAGACGCGCACCCGGTAGGCGCTGCTAGTCTCGCCGTAGCGCAAACGCATCTCGTCGATAAACTCTTGCGCGACTAACGGGCTGTCCTGGCAGCTCCACTGACGGGTCCACCAGCTAGATTTCATTCGGTTGTGGCTCTCAAAGAACGTGCCGCTGGACCGGGTGGGGTTGGATAGCATGAGCGTCGTGGCGTTGTGTCCCGACATGCTGCCGGCGGCGGCCTCAAAAACTTTTTCTGGCACGCCGCTGGCCTCGTCGATACACAAAAGCACGTTCTCACTGTGAACCCCAGCCAGGGCTTCCGGCGTCTCAGCCCTCGCGGTCCTCAGCGAAATAAACGCCTCAGCCGGGGCCGCGACGAGCTCCACACGGTCTGCCTTCACGTTAAGTAACTCTTGCAGCTCCTTGGGCAGCTCGCCGATCCACCGCTTTAACTCGGCAAACATCGCGTCAAACAACTGGCTACTGGTGGGGGCCGTCACGACGACTTTGCACGGGTAACGCAGCAACAAATACCAAAGCATCGCCCAGGATGCGGTTGTTGATTTACCAGAGCCGTGACCCGAACGGACACTCATTTTTCTTTCGCCTGACGCGATTGCCATCAGGAATTCAGACTGGTAGTCGAACGGGGTCGCGCCGAGCATCTCTTGCACAAAGCGCACCGGGTCGTCGCTGTACGCCTCGATAAATTGCTCCATAAAATTACTCTTCATGGTCGATCACTTTCCGCTCAGTTTTGATTGTTTTCATTTTTTTGAGGGCGTCCAGGTGCATGTCGCCCAGGTTGACCGTAATTTGCGTCTGGCCCTTGCTTGAGCCGTAGCGTTTCTGGTTCCAGGCTTCCGC